ACTATTCTACGTATAAAAGCAAAGTAAGCTATTTGAGTAAAGTAAGAGAATGCATTTGGCTTTCCCGTACGGGTGGCCGTGTCTATTCTATAATTGTATATAGCTTTAAGACAATTCTCTACTCCATCCATAACCATTTCATCACGGTAAGTATACCGAACAAAATTTGGTTTATGGGAAAGGCCCTCACATATTTTCATAAAGCAAGTGGCAATATAATCTGTTACTATAGGATTCTTTTCTCCTTTTTCCTTAGCCTCTTGGGCCTCAGTCACATAGTCAACTACAGCATATGAAAACTGCCTATTGTTAACGTAATGGGGTTTGTCTCTAGGTTTTATTTTTTCATTCATAGTTTCTCCATGTTTATATACATTATATCACAATAATGCCTTAAAGTAAACAGTAAATTATTAATATTTATTTTATAAAAACTGTTTACAATAGCCTATTTATATGTTATAATAGAATAGATTGCCGGGGAGGCTAGATTAGAGAGCTTAGTGAAGTGTATTATCACCTTTCATTCTTCTTAATTGTTCTTTTGTTTCATCATCCATTACTGGATTTCCATCAATTTCATTTAATAATATTTTCATATAGTGTGCTTTGACATCTATATTTACTTCTGATTGTATCATTACATTAAAATCCTCAAGGACGTGCAATTTCTGAGATGAAAACGGTAACCAAGGAGTCATAACAAAATGATTATTATCCTCAACAATTACTTTCATTGGTTCTTCTATTCCAATTAACCCACCATGAGATTCTTCTATCTCATGTGTGTATGCAATTATTGATTCACCACTAATCAATTTGAAAAGTTTAACTGGTACGTCGTTCAGTTTTTCTGGTAGTTTATTCATATATCTATTTATAATAAATTGACTTCATGTATCTTAAATTTAAACTTCTCTTTAGCATATATTTGTATTCTTTCTCCGCTATGATTAAGCGTATAATTCTTTTTAGATTTCCAATGTAGGTCATCAGCTATGTCAAACAATTTGGTATCTTGTTCTGTCTTTCTTAATCCTCTACCAATAGATTGTAATACCCTTATCTGACTCTTACTGGGCGAGGCAAAAATTATATTATTTAGATTAATTATATTGATACCAGTAGAGAATGTACCATAAGAACATACCAATATAGCATCCTTCTCTGTTTCTGTTATAGCTCTTATTTCTTCCCGTGTATCGGCTGAGGTTTTACCACTCACATAGAATACTTTTCTTTTACCCATTTCCCATACTCCCTTAGCTGATTCATCAATCAATCTAAATAATGGTTCACCATGTTTTTCCACAAATTGAAATAAGATTAAGGTATTACCCTTCTGGTCTAGAGCTAAACTCCTAATAAATTTATTTCGGGCCTCACACCTAACAATATAATCTATCTCATCTTGGTATTTCATTTTGGATACTTCACGACATGCTTCTTCTTTATGTTTGAGTAATATAACATCTATAGATATGTTAGCTAAATCACCTCTGTCAATAAGTTTTTTTGAAGTGGTTATATTCTTATGAGGACCAAACAAACCTTCAAGAACAAGCTTGTGTGTTTGAGTTCCATCAAGGGTACCTGTTAATCCAAATCTATACCGAGCTTCAGTACATTTAGTTAATATACTAGTAAGAGATTTAGCTTTAAAGTTATGAGCCTCATCACCTATAACCATACCAAATTGTTCAAAATATTTTTTTGGTTGTTGATAAATTGATTGCCAAGTAGATATATAAACTCTTTTCCAATTATGATACTTATAAAGTCCAGCCATTATTTCATGACAATTCTTATTTGCACTCCATTCTATATCCTTTTCTGAATACTTAGCAAAGTCACCATGCATTTGTTTGACAAGGGAAGTGGTAGGTACTATTATTAATACCTTATCATTTTCGCGAGCTAAAAAATATCTCATAAGAAGATATATTATTAATGATTTACCTGAAGCTGTAGGAGATACTAAAAGACCTGACCTCGTTCGAATACCATGTTGTATAGCTTCTACTTGATAATCTTTTAGTATATGTGGTATTGGTAATGTTTCAAACCAAGACATATCATCATCATATACAAATCCTGGGTGATTATATTTTATTGTTGATGGGTCATCCCATGTATCAAGCTTTATATCTCTTTCAATACAAAATGCTTTTATATAACCAAATAATCCAGCATATATAGATTGGTCACGTAGGTTAAAAAGACGAATCTTTCCATCCCATAATTTATTTCTAAATTGAGGTGTAAACTTATAACCAGGGACATAAAAAGTAAATGCCTCTGCTAGTTCATGTAGTATTCCCTTATCGTCACAGTCAATATAAAGGAATGCATTGTCTTTAACCTTTACTGTTATATTACATATAGGCATTTTCTTTATTAGAGTGGTCAGTCACATCAAGTATTGCAACAATTTCAGGATAGAGTCCCATAAGTTCTCTTTCTATTCCGTCCTTTAATGTTATTGCTACTGAACTACAACCTTGACATCCTCCACCAAAGTTTAAAACTACTTCATTCTTCTTAGTTATTTCTACCAATTCAGCAAATCCACCGTGAGAAGCTAGTCTAGGACTAATTTCTGTATAAAGCGTATATTCTATTTTTTCTTTAAGTGGTGCATCATTCTTAGGTGCAGAACCTTTAGCATTTGGTGCAGTTATAGTAAGTTTTTTAGCTGTGCCATCAATCTTTAATGCCACATCAGAACCTTTTAAGTACCCAAGGTATGACACAGAAATATAAGCATCAAAACCTTTGTATGGAAATTTTGTATATTTTTTATGAAGTTCTTTAGGCCTAGCAAAATTAAAAGTCACATTTGCTACAGGTGTTCCTGCTTTTTCAACTTCTATTTTTAAGCCAAGCTCTTCATCTTGCTGTTCAAATAAATCAGCAATATATTTTTCAGCTTCTGCTGAAATGGTAAACATTAATGTAGTTTTGGTATGTCAGGGGTTTCAAATAAATCCCGACTTTCTAATATATGTTCAGTCATTAATTTAAATTCATCTTCAGATAACATGGCTTTATAAATTTTCATTGCTTGTGCCATCATTATTCCTGCAGCCAAAAATGGCTCATGATTTATAGCTAGTTTTTCAAACTCTTCATATAACTCATCCATTTATTTCTCCTTACTTTTTTTTGGTTTTTTTGCAGTCATACCATTAGGATATTTTCCACTATCAACCAATTTTCCTGTTGGTCCATTACCTTTACCAAAAAACATTTCAGTTAAGGTTGGCCAATCTTTACTCCAACTATACATTATTTTTCTCCTTTTCATATAATTTAAATTTTTCCATATACTCTTCTTCGGTTAGCTTATGCCAGCCACAACATTGACCTGTAGGTGAACGTCCACAACTACATGGAAATTTTTCATGAGGTGGAATACCTCTAATTTTTTTTTCCAATAAATAGTCATACAATTTTGTTTCTTTCTTTTTACGCGCCTGCTTCAAAGCTTCTCCATTTAATTATGTTACCAATATTTTGATGTCTCCATCTAATAGTATTCATAATTTCTTCTAAGGTTTCTATAAGAACCTTATCATATTCTACTAATCCTTGCATTTTCTGAATATCTGTATCTGCGTCATAGTAGTAATTCATTTGTCCTTTAAGTGGTTTATTCAATCCTTTATATGGGTCGTATTCCCAGCCAAAATCATCAATCTGTTCTTTAGATAATTTACCACCATAATATAACCACTTATCTTTAAGTAATATTTTATACTCAAAATCTCTTTTCTTTCTAGCCATTTTAGCAATAGTAATTAACTCTAAATATTTACTATGCATCCTTGCTGTTTTAATTGTAACATCATCTAATTTAAACTCATCTATAACAGAGTCATCCTTCCACATTTTTAATACTTCTTCAATATTCATAATTTCGCTCTATAACCAATTAATTTTCTTTCAATAAATACTGATTCTAATTGCAACAACCAAAAATTCATTTCAAAACTAACTCGGCCAACTTCAACTACTTCAACACTATCTATATCTATTATTTTTAATTTTTTCAATTCATGATTCCATACTAAATTACCTAGCCATAAATCTCTATGGTATAACCATTGTTTACCATCCCATTGCTCCATTGATGCATGGTATAATTCTTCATGAATCTTATCCATAGCTATTTTTAATTCATAAATAAATTGCATAGTTAGGTCCATATGCCTCGGACTATCTGATGCTACATAATCATTTAAGACCGTACCTTCAACATAGTCATAACTATAACCCTTTTCATCCCATGCCAAAATATTAGGAAAAAAATCAAAATCATATGTCGCAAGAATATCTATAATCTCTAATTTTTTCTCTATATATTGCTCACCATCTCCATCTTTATAAAAGTTTTGATATCCAGACTTTAACCACGGTTTAAATATTCTACCATTTTCATTAACTTTAATTTTTTCTGGTACCAATCTTTTAATATAATTACTCATCCCTGACCTCTATACTTTTTAAAAGAAGCTCTCTTATTTTTATTCATAGATGAGGTTTTAATCCATCGTCTACCGATACTGGTTTTTTTACGGGTACCAATCCATTTATTTTTTATAATCATATAGTATATATTATATCATAGTTCAGTCCGAATGTACATAGTTATTTAAAATAATCTTGCATGCCACCTTCTCTAACAGTATCTAATGTTAAACAATGCAGTCCTCCATCCCAAAAGTTTCTATGCCTAAACCTACAATATATAGGTTCTATTCCATGTTGTTTTAATTTATCATGGACGTCTTTATGATAGTTTAAACTTAATATAATTTCTTCAGATATTGAAAGCATATTGACTTCAAACATAGTTTCTTCTGCATAACCAACCCATTCATTTAACCACTTATCTACATAGTTAACTAAATCTGGATTTGATTTAGCTTCAGGGTGCCACCATCTACCTTTAGTAAGATTTCTCTCATCCCACCAACTATCCTTCCATTCATTTCCATAATAATTTGGATTCTCTATATGTAGGACATCCCAACCAGGTAATGTATCTTTAAAAGTTTCTTTAGGTATCCACTCTCCACTAACAACTAATCCTGGTTTTGGCAAATTCATAGACCCATCGGTATGTCCTCCCACAGCTATTTTACTACCTTTAAATATTGGATATCTTTCTAAGACCTTTTCAGCAAGATTAATATAATCCTCTTGGTCAATAATAAGTCTATTGCCTAATCGTATAAGTTGAGGTGCCCAAAAATCATTAGATAGTTCACCATTCTCTCTATAGATTAATCCTTTATTATCCCAATAATCAACAACACCAGGCTCAAACAAAAAATGAGCTTCTGATTTCTCATGTAAAAATCCAGTAAATAATACTTTATCACCAAGGGTAACATAATAATCTCTTGGCATAAGGCATGGTTTAGGTAACCCTTGTATCTTTCCTTCCCAGTTAGTATTAATAGCTTCTGTAATACCACTAAATTTATTTGAATTATCAATTTCTCCATAATGCGCTATAGTATTTCTTGGTGGTTGTATTACCTCAACACCTAAGTACTCTAAGGTTTTTTTAATACCCATTAGGTCTTCATGGGTTTCATATAATAATCTTTGTAATAAATCTCTAAGCTTTGGGTCTTGAATATCCTCAAAAAAATCTGGGTCAAATACATTACCAAGGATTACTTGCTTTAAAGGGTCCCAGCCATTCCACGCATTAGCTTTTGTTACTTTATATTTTTTCAAATCCATCTATTTTCCACCTGCCATCAATCCAATTTACTGGACTCATTATTTCAAATCCATCTATCTGTTCTTTATATTCATCTGCCCCGCCAATATAAAGATACTTATATCCTCTAGCTTTATAATATGCACACTCATGTTTTAAACTTGCAATACCTAATTGTAACTTAGGAGTTTCATAATCCCAAGCAAATTGATAGCATTCAGCATTTTCATCATCATAAGTTCCTATCATACTAAATGCGATTAACTTCCCTTGTTGATAATATCCATGAATGTCATTGTCTTCATATTCAGATTTGAATATTGGCATAACGCTATTAAATTTATGATGGTTACAATATTTATAATATATTTTATTAAGCTGTGTAGAACATGGCCAATGTATTATATCACCAAGAACCATACCGACTTTTGTATTAATAAATATATTATAATCTGTTTTTTCTAAATTGATGCGGGCATATGAGTAACTCATTACTCTCTCCAAGTAACTACTTCATCTAAATCTTCTTGGGTCCAATTATCATAATAACCTTTTTCTTTAAGTATATTACTAGCCGCAGTTAATTTACTTAACTTTTGTACTAATATTAAAATACAATGACCAAAATTCATTTGTACACCATTAATTATTTCAGGACTATGTGGGTGGTCTTCTAAAGCAACTAAATCTTTTTTCATTGCTATACTATTCCACTCCATTACATGGTGATGCAATTCATAAGGGGTATAATTTTTTGTGGCTGTATATATACAAATGACCTCATGAAGGAGGCCACAATCTAATATCTTTTTTAATTCCCAATCAATATTATTTGTCTTTACATATTTAACTAATGCATTTTTTGCGTATGGACAGGGTATTTGATTTAACGATTCATTATGTACTGATACGAATTCATCAATCCATTTTTTTATTTCTTCAATCATAATATAAAGTTTTGCTTATAAGAATGCGTAATAGGAATATTCAAATTGTACAACTGCAGTCAAATATTCTACTTCAGTTGTGGTTATATCAAATGGTAAAGATGAAATACTTGTTGGATAAGCATCCACAAATTTTATTTGTTTGGTGACATTATTAGCAGAGTTCATTACAGTTAGAGTTAAATCCCTAACATGATTAGTTGCTGTATGAACTGATTCAACATTTGATTTCATCCAATCAAATATCTCTTTATAATTTAAAAGGTCTTCATCAATAAGGTAAGATATTTCAAATGTTCCAAATGAAATTTTATCTGCAGCTCTTCCTACATCAATTTGCCTAAATTGTAGAGGTGCACCTGAAGTTGTGACATCTGGAAGCATCATAGTTTGAATAGTAAATTCTGCACCAGAATAGCTTAGGCTATCTAATGTTAATACGAACGATGATGGATTTAAAAAGTTTGGCATATAACTATTTATACGTAAAAAAAACCCGCCTTGCGGCGGGTTTAGATATACTTTTTAAAGTATTATACTCCAGTAACTTTAATTTTTCTGTAGTATACGTTAGCGTTTTTACCCGCTGTAACAAATGGATTGTCAGCCATCCCGTAACGAGTTTTGAATCCGATACGTGGTTGGAAGTCATTCTCACCAATTGTTTTCATCATGCTTAATGGCACGTATGGGCAATAGAACATTCCAGCGTCATAAGGGTTTGAACCTTTATAACCAACTGTGAAATAGTCTAAACCAGCATACGGGTCAATATACACTTTAGTACGACCGTGGATAGTACCAGCAAATAGAGAACCATTGACATCACTGTCAAAGTTATCGCCACCAGTAATACCTAAGCCAGTATCAAGAGCGCCAGCAGCATTTAGAGCTGCAGCAACACCGTGTGAACAAATCACCCAGTTACCCTTTCCACGACGAGTGTTAACAGCAATAACATTAGCTTCACGCTCTATTGCAATTACCAACCCTTTAAACTTCTCAACAGACCAACGACCATCGGCATCAGTTGCAACAGCAAATGTACCAGGAGCGCCATATCCGTGAACCGAAGTCACAGCGTTAAGGTTAATTGTACGGATGATTTCACGATTCATTTCAGCAAGAATCTCAGTTGACAAAATGTTTGCCAATTCAGTTTCTGCAGAAAGACCATGTACCGCTTTAAGGTCTTGAGCTAATTCAATTGTGTATTCAGCTTTAAGAGCACGAGACTTTGCAGTCACAGTAGTCTTGTCGATTGAAAACGCCATTTGAGGAATAGCTGTACCACCAGTAGTACCCAATGCTTCCATGTCGGCTGTAGCAAGGCCTGCTCCTGGAGTGTAGTCATCTACTGCGTCAGCATCACCTGAGTCACCAGCAAACATATCAGCACTAACAGTTGCAGAAGGTGATGAACCAGCACCCATTGAGAAGCTTGTGTCAGCTTCGTCAAATAATGCTTCAGTACCACCTTGAGTACCATAACGGCTCTTCATAGCAAAGATAAGACCAGTAGGACCAGTCATTGGCTGTACGCCAACTAAATCGAATGCCAAAAGAGCAGGTGTCGAACGTCTAACTAAACTAATTAGGACTGGGTCCCAATTATCAACACCACCGCCAGTTTTATTGGCAGCTGCTGCTTCAGTTAGTTGAGCGCTTTCTTGTGCGAAAGCTTTTTCTTGGTTCTCAAGAATTACCGCAGTTACTGAACGCTTGTGCAAATCAGCAATTTTAGGTGCATCTGTAGAATCAAGAACAGGAGCCCATTTTTCCTGTAATTGTACTTGATTAATTTCTTCCATTAAAATTCTCCTATGGATTGATTAAGTTCGCGACATCGCGTCCAAATATTTCTGCATTTGAGCAGATACTACTTGGGGTTCTTGTGAATCCTCGGTGATTGCATCAACTTCTGATGTTTCCGCCGGGGTATCTTTGTTAAGGTAAGATTCCTTAATTGTAGCTACTTTAGCTGTAAATTGCTCATTGTCATCAGCTTCAACAGCCTCTGCCAATTCAGTCAATTTCGCAGTTTCAGTTGCGGCCAAACCTTTACATGCCTCACTAATAATGTCTTGTCTTTGATAAGCTTTCACTTTCTCTGCCAATTCAATATTTCTTTCGGTTGCATCGTTTAACTGAGCTTTTGCATCCTTAGCTTCTTCAGATAGGGAATCTAAAACATCTCCCGCATCTTCAGGAACATTGATGTGATGCTCTGCAAACAACTGACCTAGTGATTGTATAAATGATTCAGTGATTTCAGACTTCAGAGAATGCTCAATTGCAACCTCATTGTCCTTCATCCAATTTTCAACAACATACGTTAAGTAGCCGTCTACTTTGTCAACTAAATCTTCTTTAATAGCTTCAACTTCACCAGCCAAATCGGACTCATAACGCTCTTCCAATTTTGCTGTTTCAGCATTTACTTTTGAATTTAATGCAGCTTCAAAGATAGTAGCAGCTTTCTCTTTAAAGCCTTCGGACAATGTGTCCTCGTCTTTAACTAGTGCGTCTAGGTCTTCC